TCATCTCTATTGCCTGCATTCTTAGTAGGTCAGCATATATTGGCATCACTAAGAAAGATACAGCTGGTGAATATGATCCCCAACCAAATCCATCTAACATTGTCTGAGTCCCTGCTCCAGTGTCTGTTTGTGGATCAAAGTATCTTACAATGGCTGGTGGTGGGTTATGGAATACTCGTTTTACTTCTATTCTGTTTCCTGATTCACTTACATCTGCCCATAATGTATTTAAGTCGTAGCTGGATGATAATGCTGATACTTGTATGCGTCCTCTCTTCCACTCAACGTCTCCCCCTGATCCTGCCTCAGCTCCATACGTTTTTGCCATTGCAATTGTACGTCCTAAGTTAGGTGTAACGGTTCTTCCGCTTAGATTGGTGTTTGTAGATGTTCCTTGAATCTGCAATATGTAATCCTTAGCGTTATACATATTGACCATCGAGCTAAATTTTGTTGTAGCTTCCTCAAACGCTGCCCAGAAGTTTAGATCTTGAAGTTCAACATCCATTATTGGATAACCCATCCCACGTGCACAATAGTCAGCAAATTTATCTGCTTCTACTTTAAATACAGGGTCACCATCATAGTAACCAAACGCTGTTGGTCTTGAACCAGTTGATGGCGTATTATAGAAAGACGCTGATACTGTCGTGAAGGAACTTGATCCAGGCCATATAGGTACACTACTCATAAGTCTCTAGCTTTTACCTATAAATAGTTGCTAAAATGGTTTGAATGTCGTTAGTTGCGGAAGTTTTTATATACGTCTAAGATAGGTTCAACTATCTCGTGTCTGTGGTTTGTTTGTAGGCTGATCACACTAAATCCTGGAACATCTATTAGATGCTTGCACATGAAATCGAATCCTGATCTCTTTTTATCTTTCAAGTCTATCTGAGCGTTGTCTCCACAAAATATTAGCTTACTACCATTACACATTCGTGTTAGTAGTAATTCTGTTTGACTGTCTGTGAGGTTTTGTGCTTCATCAGCAATCACCAAACAGTTTGTAAAGTTGCGTCCTCGCATAAAAGCAATAGGTACGATCTCAATACTACCCTCCTCAACACGCTTCTCAATAGCTTCCTTTTTGTATATGCGATACATATTCTCATACACCGGAGCTGTGAATGGTGCTAACTTGCTGTTTATGTCTCCTGGAAGAAATCCTATGTCTTCACCCGCAACAACTGTAGGTCTTGTTATGATGACTTTTTCTACCTCTTTTCGAAAAAGTAAATCTAGCGCAATATTCGCTGCAAGCATTGATTTACCAGAACCAGCTTTTCCTCGTAATGCAGATATCGTATTGCGTAGGATTAAGTCCTTAGCATGCTTCTGCTCATCGTTGAGTTGAAGATTGAATTTGATAGGGTTCTTTCTTGTGCGTTTAGCTTTGAAAACTTCTTGCGCTTCTTCTGAGCGGTTATAATCTCCCATGTAACATTTGTGTTTCCTATAAATAGTTGTTGAACAAAGAAAAACCCTCACTAGGAGGGTTTTGTTTTGTTGAAATTGTGCTGTCTGTTTATTTTGGTCTAACAATGACTACATCGCTGCACACACCCAGCTTTGGTTTGTTGTTGGAAGGATGTATTAAAAAGTCTATTGAATTTGTATATCGTTTATTCATTGTGTCGTGTACTACCCACTTCCCATTAATTTGTGGATTGGTTTTTGAATAAACAATTATAGTGTCACCAAATTCAAACAAACCTCTAAAACCTTGTTTATGTATTGTTTGTCTGTACTCATCCCATATTAAATCTCTTGATAAAGCGCACCACCTGATTTCCTTGTTTTTTAATTTAATCGGATCAATTACTGAGCCATCTGCTGTTGTGAAGGGATCATTGTCACATTGGTTGACATTACAATAATAAGTTGTTGCCCTATCTAGTTCGATAGGTGACTGAATGAAAAGCGAAACGCACATTGCTACTGTTGCTATCATAATCTTGTTTTTAGTTTGTTCAAAAATGGGAGAACCTTATAACTCCCTTGAAAATCAAAATGATATAGAAAGGTTTTTAAAATTGTTTTACATTCCGTAATACATGCCCCCTTCACAACATGAGCATATTCCAATAATGCAGTCATGTTTTTCCGATTCTGCCTTTTCTTGTTCAAATATAGAATCATAAACTGCTTGACCTTTTCTGCTATGTCCATCCCATCCGTTTAACTGTTTATGTAAGGGTTTTTGTTGTTTAGGCATTTTAAACCAATCTTGTTTTAATAACCATTCTTGATACCATTTAGGTGTGTTGTCGAACCTTTGTCCTTTATACTTTCCAAATCTTAATTCCATCGTCATTGTTTTCATAACCTTTATTTTTTTAATTTTTAAAATTGCATTAACTCTATCGCTTGCTCTCCGGTAGGTCGACCATCGCGCGTAATCTCATAATTCGGATCCATGCCCGAGGAAACAACATCCTCCAACAACTCGGTTACGGTGTTAAACTTTTTCTGGTAATACTTGCAATCTAAACTATACATATCTCTTATTTTTTAATATACTTAAATGTAAGAATAATATCCCAATAAAACAACCTTTTTGGTAACTTTATTTTTGGACTCCTGCATTATATTCTAAAAGGATTAATTCGGCTTCTTCCCTACTAACCCATCCATATCCATCTATGTCAACAATATCACCAACATAGAACCAATCATCAATCTGTCTTAAATCATTTAATATCATACCCTATCTTTTTAATTATACTTAAAGATCAGAACCTTTTTTCGTTTTTGCAACAGTTTACCTAATTTTTTCCAAAAAAAAACCTCCACATTTCTGTGAAGGTCTTTCTTATTAGTTGTTCTTATCTTAGATAATGTTAAGATCAGCAACATTGATTTTCCCATAAAATTCGGGTCTTGTCACCAATTTAGCGTATCTTGTCATCACCCCTCTACGTGGCGTAAAGTTGTTTGGATCGTAAACAAGAGGAGTAAGCATCAATGGAACGTATGGTGCATAAACAGCTCCAGTTTCCAAGAATTGGCTACCTCTGAATCCCATCAAGATTGTGTTCTCTTGCATGTAAGGGTTTTTGTAAACATCGTACGAGCTTGCGATCGATCCTATGTTACGAACTCCCATTGCATACTTCATTTTGTTTCCGTCTGTATTAGCAGCGAATCCTGGGATTGATTCCATGATCGTTGAAATACGTGGAGAACATACTAAGAAGTTAGCACCACCTCTCAAAGTCTTAGCGTGGATATCGTTAGATACTTTTTGAACTTTAGTACCTAAAGTTGCAAACCAAGTACCTTGGATATATGCTTGACCGTTGAATTGAGATTGTACAAACGAGTTAGAAGCAGCGTCATACTCTTGACCAACTTTAGCTGACCAGTAGTCTTGTGTAGCTGCAGAGTTGATCAACATATCTAAGATCTCTAAGTCAATTTCCATTGAAACGTACTCAGACAACATAGCTGTCAATTCTCCTTCAGCATCCACAGAGTGGTAAGCGTTAAGGTCTTGAGCGAATTCTGGAGTCCAGCTTGCTTTCAATTTACGAGTCTTAGCAGTTACTGGAATCGAACGCATTTGCAATTCGATGCTTGGGATGTTCAAGTCTGTATCCAAGTCTCTGTTTGTTGCAGATACTGGCTTAGCCTCGAAGTCACCTCTGTCATCGTTAGTAGGCTGTACTGAGTAAGACACATTAGCTGTGAAAGATCCAGTTGTTACAGCAGATCCAGTTACAACGAATTGTACGTTACCACCTACTACTTGCGTAAATGCAGGAAGTACATCCAACTCAGTAGATCCTGAGAATAATCGGAAAGATCGAACACCTTCTAAATCAAGTCCTGACAAAGATCCTGTTTCGAAAGCTACAGTAGCGTAATCAGATAAAGATGCAGTGTAGTTGCCATCGTAGAATACGTCAGCAGCGCTCACTGATCCAGTTGTTATTGCACCAGCAGTTCCTGCAACATTCTTGATAGAGTATCCGAATCGACCTGCTCCGTAAAGACCATCAGATGGATCTCCGGTAGTGTCAGTGATACCTTGTAATGTACCAGTTTGGTTTTGTCCTTCCGGATCGAATCCAAATGGGTTTTTATCGTTAGCGTATTTGAAGTCAAGATAGAATACTAGTCCTGATGGCAAGTTCATTGGCTGAACGCTAACAAATTCCTTTGCTGCGATCTCAGCGTATACTCGTCTGATCAATGGAAGAGCAACTCCAGTCCACTGCTCATATCCAGCACCAGTGGTACCAGCTGTAGTAGCGGATCCTTCCTTCAAAAGCTGTTTTGCTTGGTTTTCTAACATGACAGCTACAGTAGCTTCTTCATTCTTAGAACCAAGTCCTTCTAATAGGCCTGTTCTAGACCATTTGGAGATAAGTGCTTTGTTTTCTGCACTTCTGTTAGTTTCTCCCATTCCTTCGAATAAATTCATTTTTTCTTAGGTTTTTAGCTTTTTACTTGTTGTAATTAATTAATTCGTTAAATCGGTTGTAAACAGTGTTTTCGATGATCGGCTTTTTAGTAGCTCTGCTTGGAGCAGAAGCGATACCTTCAGTCAATCCTCTTTTTGTACGTTTCACAACTTTTTTGCTTTTTGCAATCGGAGCAATTGTTGTCATTGATTCTGCTAATGTAGCATATACCAATTTAGCTTCTCTTACAGTTGTCACTCGATCGAAAGTTTCAATGATCTTAACTTTCTTAGTCTCACTCAACTCAGCTTTCTTGAATAGCTTATTTACATAAAGTAGTTTAGCGTTCAATAAGTTTACTTCGTTAAGCTTTCCTCGCAAGTACTTGATCACTTCGTAAGCCTCTTCTAACTCAGCCTCAGCTTCCATGTCTTCCTCTTCTTCCATCTTTTCCTCTTCGCCTTCTTCTTCGCGTAGAGCTCGGATGATTTCTTCTAGGTCAACTTCTTCGTCATCTGCCTCATTCATTTCGTCATCGTCAGATTTCATACCTTCTTCCATTGACTCATCTTCATAAGACATATCACCTTCGGTAGCCATTTCATCTTCTTCGCCTTCTAATTCTCTTAGAATCTCTTCTAATTCCTCATCAGACATTTCTTCTTCTTCGGCTTCAGCTGATGCTTCTTCCTCAGAACCTTCGTCAGAAACTTCAACCTCCTCTTCAGATTCAACTTCATCTTCTACTTCTGGCTCACCACCTTCACCTTCAGATGTCATCTCATCCTCATCGGACATTTCCATTGTGATCTCTTCTTCGGCTTCCATCTCTGCCATCGGCTCTTCCTCTTCCATCTCTTCTTTGATTTTGTGAGAAAGCATTGATTGCAGCTTTGGAGCGAATGCTTCTTCGAGTGCCATCTTTGCATTAGCTAAAGCAGTTTCTCTAACAGCTTTTGCGTCTGCGATTGCATCTTTTAATAATTTGTTCATTTTTGATTTTTTTGAACGTCCTACAACTATTGGAGTTGCAATGTGAATTGTTTGTTTTAGGACGCCATATCAGGATAGCGTATTTACTCATACATAGTACGAGAAATAATCAAAACGCGTTTTATGCGTTGTTTTTGTGGAAAATAATCTGTATTGTAACTAGTTTGTCTAAGCTTCAGCTGCTACTTCTGCTGTAGATACACCCATTTCACCTAGAAATTCTGCAATCTCTTCTCCTTTTATAGAAGCCATTATGCCTTCAAAAGTACCAAGAGCAAACTCTCCTCCGTGAGCTGCTTGACTCATTCCAGCTTTGAAAGCTCCTATTGCACCAATTCCTGCTGATACAGCTAGGCCTGCTACTACTGTATAGTAGAACATCTTAGCAACTTTCATTTTCGTTGCTTCATCTTTAATACCAGCCTTTTTATAAAGTCCTGAGAACTTGAACATATAGTAGAAAGCCTTTATATAAACTTTATGCCATTTGTGTGTAAAGTCAATAATCTTTGCTGCCCACTTTGCCTGCTCCTCTTCTGTTTTAGGTGGATCTGCTTTAGTGTATTTTTTAATTAACTTAACTAACTTAGACACAGCCTTTGTGGTAATCTCTACTAGTTTAGGTAATGCTAGTATAAAGCCTACGATTGCGGTAGCACCTAAAGCTTCATTAAGCTCTTTCTCAGGCATTTCTTCTACCTCTTGCTCGATCTTGTCTTGAGCACTATCAAACGCTGATCCTATCTCTTTTGCGACAGCACCCATCTCAGCTTCAAGGTCTTTGATCTGCTTTTTATCCTCAGCATCTAGCTTTTCTTCAGCTTCTTTTAAACTCTTGCTGAAGAACTTGTTTGCACTTTCTGTAATATCATCAAAGTTGACTAAAACATTGTTACCAGCTACATCTACTTCAATTCCTTTCTTTGTTATCTTTTTGACTGGAGCTTCACTTGCTTTCCAATCGGTATTTGTATTGTATTTTTTAACTGCTGATTGATTAAATTTAATTGATAACTCGTCACCACCCTCTTTAGGTTTAGCATCAGCTTTTTTATCTTCTTTGCCTCCCTCAGCTTCAGCATCACCTCCAGCCTCTTCACCTCCGCCTTCTTCTTTCTCTCCGCCAGCAAATGGGTTTGCCTCGAGTATGTTGTACTCAAGCAACACCTCAGCTAAAAGGTCGTTAACAATCTTCTTATTAGTTACTAATTTCATAGTAGCGTGATAGGTTATTGCCCATCTCTTCGTACAAAGACTCTAGGCGTTGTTGTAGTTTGCTAATTTCAGATACAGTTTTAGTGAATTCTTTGTTATTGTTGGCAAGCTCTTTCATGTTACGCTTTACAGTCACTTCATCAAACCATTCCTCTGTCTCCTGCAATGCCACTCTTTCAGCTTTTTCTACCAACTCAGATATGCGATTAGCAGCTTCTTTCAAACCTTCGCTGCGGTAAATTACTTCTCCTAACGTTGAATACTCCTTCAACTCCTCTAGTACCTGAGCCTTTTCACTTAATCGTAGCTTTGCAGATCCTTCTGCTCGTGAGTTGTCTATCGCTTCGCTTAGTTGTTTTAATATTTCGTTTTTCATTGCATTACTGTTATTATATCACTGATCAGTGAATTAATTCTCGTGTACTTATTGTTTGCTGTTGATTGAACACTCTCGTTAAGTGATGGGTTCATAAACGCTCCTTGTGTGGATGGATTACTAACCAAATCCCAACATACGATTTCAAAATCATCTTGAACTTCTACCTTACCTTCTCCAAGCTCTTTAACTGATCCCATTCCTCGAGATGATATACCTAATCGGATACCAGCTTTCAATAACTCTTTAGCTATGTTTCCTGATGGTGTTCCTAGTATTTCGATTTTACCCATCAAGTCGTTTCCTTGCCACCAAAGATCTAATACATTGTGTGATACATTGGCTAGGTTTACTACCTGAGAATCTGGATGATCTAACTCACCCAATGCTCGCCGCTCTGCAATAAAAGTCTTCTTATACTTTTCACATTCTGGTTTAAGAATGCCTAGAGGATAGCTTCGTCCGTTTTGATTGAAGTTTTTCTCTGAGTTGTTGCTAGCTCGTTGCATGATACCGGATACGATTAACTTGCCGTTGTTCTTGTCCATCGACTCGTTAATCTGCTGCGGAGTTACCTCAATAGACCCTATATAATCAATTAATACTCTTTTCATGGTTGTAGTGTTTTTTGAATATTTTGAACTACCACCTCAGGTTGCTCAATGTTTCCAAGTGGTACTTCTTCATTGTAATCTTGAAAAACTAAGTTACCTCTGTCGTAATCAATTGCATACGGCTCTCCATTAACCATAACGTCAAACTCATACATATCTGAACCTGATGTATTGTACTCTATGTCGTTCGCTGTTATGTTAAATCCAGCATCTTTAAGGATGTCCAGCAGCTGTGTTTTTACCCGCTGTGCGGTAGCTTCTCTTAGATTGTAAAGCTCATTTGCTTTCTCAGATAGAACAGATATTCTGTGATGCATCTTCTTTAACGCTTCATTTGTACGTTTCCAATGGATGCCATTGTCCAGTTTTTGTTCGTTCTTTAGTTTAATGCTGTGATTGAGCATACGTGCAAGTTCACGTATCTGCTTATTTACCTCTAAGATGTTTGCATTAATCTTCTGTGTATTAGATCGTGATTCGTCTGTTTTAAAAGCCTTGTATGACGCTTCGTTGAGTTTTACAGAATATTTAGGATTTCTCTTTTTTGGACCTTTAATAGAATATGCGTATTCTGGATCAGTTAGGTCAACAGCTTGTGTTCCATCGTCATCCTCGTCTCCAGTAAAGGCGTTTGGAGTATCGTAGGTAGCGATGTTTGCGGTAGTGTTTTCTTTCCGCATCTCCTCAGCCTTCTGTCTGACGTATTCTCTTAATTCTATTATCTCTTCTGCAGTCATTATAATTCTTTTAACAGCTCGTGGTACAGTAAAAGAGACTGTACATGATCCTCTTCAACTCTTTTAATCTTCTTATTGCGATCTAGCAAACTAACGACCTCTGATAACTTAATGCTGGTTACCGGGTCTTTGATTGAGTTTGATTTTTTAGTAAGCTGTTTTTGTATGTTTGCACTTTCTTTGATCACAAAGTCGCGCAGCTTTGTTGTGTTGCTGACATTGTTGATATACTCTTTCAACACTAATCGCTGCGATTCAGATAGGTTAGCGTACTTTTCGTTAAACTTGTCTAGCATTAATTTATAAGCTAGCATACGCACTTCCTCAGACTCATTTAGGTATTCCTTACTATCTACGGTCTGTGTTACCGACTTACGCCCTACTATATGCTCTGTGATTGTTTCTCTACTACGCACTACATCTCCTAAATGTGAAATGCCTGATCCTTCAAACACTCTATAAACAGAAGCGTATACTTTATAGTTATTAATTGTTGATTTGAAGAACTCTTTAAGATCGTAGTTTTTTTTAATCTCTCTTATTAGATTGTATTTAGCATCGTTAAGCTTTTTCTCATCCAAACTCTTTCGTACCTTGAGGGTAGTGTTGAGTAATATTTCGGCTTTTCGGTGTGTCTTGAAAGACTCGTTTAGTAGTGTTTGATACAGCACTAACTCTTTAGCTAATACAGTTTTGGCAGCAAAGAATTCCTTGATAATCTTTAATGCTGGGGAATTTTTTGATCCAGTTAAGGTATCGGCAGTGATTTGGCGTGTTAATAGCTCAAATAATATACCGGTATTCTTAATCTTCGAGTGTGTCGATTTCTTCATATCGTATTTGTGTCCTAGTAATAAATATGTCGGAATTTGTAAAGATTACTCATCTAACAGATTTTCTTCGTTAAGAAGTCCGTGGTTTTTTTGCTCCGGAGTGTATGTATTACGCACAGCTTGCGATTTTTCCAAAGAATCCTTCAATCCTTTGAATTTATCTAAGCTTTGTGATTCATACACCACTTTTCCAGCTGCTCGATTCTGCTTATGACCTGCCGGATCCCAACCTAGTGGATGCTCATGTTTTCCATAAGTTCCAGGTTCTTCCGGTCTTCCAGCACCAGGCCATCCTCCTTCCGGAACCTCTTTTTCATCGTATCCTTTTGGAACTCCTGCATCACCTTTGTATAGGCTGGCAATGTCATGTGGCGTACCGAATGATTGTCCAGTTTTCTTTGGATCATTACCTTCGGTCTTAATCTGCTCAAGACGGAAGAATTCTTTTGAGTCTGCTGCAATGCGCTCTTGTTCTTCCATCCATTGTTCTGGCTGCATATTGAATATATGCTCGTAGCACCAAAATCTGCTAAACAACTTTTTCTCTACTAAATCGCCCGCAAGTGTTGATTTACTAGTCCATAACTCTAACTTTTCTCTTTCGTAGTATGTTGAAGGTGGTGTTAATTTTAATGAAAAATCAACTATCTCTTCATCTGTGAATCCTTGTGCATATAGATGTACAATTGCAATCTTAGTTAACTCTGAAACTACGATCTTCTGTACACGTTCAATTGTTCGTGCAAATCTAAAATCTTGAGATGCTAATGAAGCTTTTCCAGTAGTATCCTCTAAGAATCCTAAATACGCTTTTGGTATTTTCAATGAACCAAGCATTCTATTCTGTAGATACTCTATATCTGGAATTGCATCCATCTGCAATCCTGGAGTTGTTTCAATACTTGTTCCACTCTCCTGACCACGTACCGGTAGGTAGAAATCCTCAAGAATGTTTTGCATGTTATACTTCAAGTTGTAATCTCCAGTACTCTCATCTATGAAAGGCACCTTTTTCATCTTATTGACCATTGCCTCCATAAATGCGTCAACTTCGTTTGGTGGTATGTTACCAATGTCTATTTTGAAGATGCGCTTATCTGGAGCTCGCATGATTCTGTGAATCAACATTGCATCTTCCATTAAGGTTAACTGCTTCCAAACCTTTCTTGCAGGCTCTAGCAATGAACGGCCGTATGGTAAGAAATTAGTGTCATTAAGTAATCGGAAGTGTGCAATTTCGTAGTTATCGTATTCTTCTACATCCTTACGATACACTGTACTGGAATTGATCATTCCCACAGTGAAGTCTCTCTTAAAGATTACTTTGTTAGGATTCTCTGGATCTGTTCCTTCTTCACGAATCATTTCGTAAGCTGAGATTGGTTCTACGTTTGTGATACCAAACTTCTCAGTTATATTTAGATGAAGAAAAAAGTCTCCATACTTTAACGTGTTACGTACCCATGGCCATAAATTGAACTCGATGTTCATTATGTCATAGAATAGGTTATGAAGAACTTTGTGTATTTGATCGTTTGTTGTGCTTATTGTTAGCGTATCTTCAAATTCATCTTTTGCAGTACATTCGTCTGCGTATATATCTAAAGCGGATGATATAATACTATCTGTATCCATTGCTTCGTAATCACGAAACAACTCTAACCGAGTTGCTTGCAATACTTGACCCATACCAGAGTATGCTGTGAGTCCAGTTCCATACATACGTTGGAATCTATCTACTCGTGAATTATTTTCTAAGTTTCCGGATGATTGTACGCGGTCAGTATCAATTACCTTAAGCTGCTTGCCTCCGACATTACGTATAATTACATCGGTACTAAAGAGTTGTCTTAATCTCTTAAATAGATTGGGATTATTCTCTGCCATTTAATTTTATTGTTTACTTATAAATAGGCTACAATAACCAATTCAAGTCTTCTTGATCACCTTTATTAGTATTCATCTTCCATGCATCATTTGTCTGTCCAGACTTATATACACCGGTTGATTTTGCATGGTTTAACGCTCTTTTAGTAAGCTCTATTCCAGCCTGCCTTAACTTCAAGGCTGTGTCTCTAACCCATAATCCCATACACCAACTCATAACCAAGTCATCATTGTATCCTAATTGTGCCTCTGCTCGTGCATTTCGCCATACAAATACACCGAGTTCATCGAGCAGTCTTCTACTCCTTATTATACAACTTTTTTCTCGCATATACAACTCCATCTTCGAAATAACTAAGGGTCTTACTTTAGATGACATTGTAAACCCTGCTACTTGATCCTTTGTTCTTTGTACGTCTGTCGCACGTGCTAGATATCGATCGGAATCAAGACCTATATCCTTTGGTGTGTAATAAAGATTTCTGTATCCACGATCTATGACTTGCTGTATTGTTGCCCATCCTACGTTTGCATTCTCTATTACTAGCAATGCATCATTGTATTCAGTAGCTATAGATACGAGCATGTTTCCATACTCCTTTGTTGTGACTTGTCCTTTATACTCTGCTACTTGAGTTGCTTCTTCTATATCAATTACATGGAATGCTGAAAAGTCAGATCCATCTCCTCGAGCAACATCGGCTACAACCACATAATCTTTTGTGTAATTTGGAATCTCCCATACCCACAAGTTGCTATCAAAACCACGCTTTTCTAAAGGGTCTTGCATATAAGTTTCTCTGTAGAATGTTAGCATTTCTGGATGTACGACCGTGTTACCTGATGTACTAAAATCGCAGTCACACTCCTGTGCTGCAAGTCTCAACCCTAACTCCTCATCTTGCCTATCTCTCCACTCCTGATCCCTCTCCGGATGCACTTGCCATGGAAGTCTTTTAGTAAAGAACGAGTTTCGTCCTTCCTCCGACTTCACCCATGTTTTGTGGAAGAAGTTACCGGTTCCATTTGGCGTGCTAAGTATAATACCTCTACCTCCGGTTGATAGTGTTTGTTGTAGTGATGCCCACAACTCTTCTGCATTATCAACGAACGCAGCCTCATCAATAATCACTAACGATAATGCTTCTGAACGTCCTGATGTTCCTGAGCTTGCTACAGCTTTAATTTGTGATCCATTTGCAAGCCTAAGTGATAACTTATTCTTTTCAGTAGTTCTCATTCTAAGCCAACTAGGCAGATTCTCAAACATCACACTCACCTTTGTTACAAGGTTTTTGGATGTGTTTTGATCGATTGCAACAACTAATATATTTTTGTCGCTTTGGAATAGCATTGTCCATAAAGAGTACCCCGCTGATAGTGTTGATATCCCTAGCTGTCTTGATTTAAGTATGATTACCCTATCATTTTCTTGAATATCGTTTGTAAGCTCTTCCTGATATGGAAACAGCTTGAATGGTATCTTTCCTTTTGTTGGGTGCTGAATCAGGCAGTATTTTTTCATGAAGTAAACCGGATCCTTAGCACACTTAATATACTCAGCTCTTATAAGTTGTTTTAGGTTTACGTCTTGGCTCATTATTTCAATATTGATAGTAATACTGCCACTAACACAGCTATTCCAGTAGTTGATCCTAATGCAATAGATGTGTTCTTTAGTTTGCGGTTCTTATCCGCTAGATCAATGTTGGCCTGCTCATATATGTCATTTTTCTCTTTAAGCAAATCAACCTCAGTTCTACATAGCCCGTACTGCTTATCCTTTTCGAGAAACATTTTTGATAGCTGTTGATTTTTTTCATTTAACAGCTTGTTGAGTTGTTCAGCGCTAGTTAATTCTTCTTTGCACAAATCATAAGAAACCAAGTCTGCCGCTACCTGCCTAGCAATATTGACTGGTAAACATACAACAGAGTCTTTGCTTAGTTGCCTACTTGTATCTGTCTGTGAAAAAGCTATCGAGCTCAGTAGGAGTGTACCTACCAATATTTTTAATCTTGCCTTCATATTCCTTGCGTATTTGTGTAACTTTGTTTTTAGTTGAATCTATCTTATGATCCAATACTTCTATATCCTTTTTGTAATTAGCTATTAAGCTGTCACTCACTTTTTGCTGACCTTCCAGTTCACCAATGCGTATGTTTAAACTATCCACGTACTTTTGATCTTGTGTTGATAGCCCATTTACATTGGTGTTGGGTCTTGATAATAAATAGGTGAGTGTTACGATTAACGCTGTGTATAACGCAAGCCCGATAATATGGTATCTGTTTATAATCATAACTTACACGGTTTGCTATTCGCTCTTCGCTTTGTAGTTTTTATCTACGTAGTTGAAAAACTCTTTCTTTTTCTTATCGCTCAACTCTTTTGGAGATTTCACACCAAACTTGTCCATTGCTGACTTAAAGAATTTTTGGTATTCGGTATCTTCTTTTAATCGCTTTACTATCGATTCTGTTTTTGCGTTCATTTTGTTTTCTTTTAATTCTTGACTAGACTTTTCCCAACCCTGTGGTGCTGTCTTTATACCGCTACCAAACTGATAACCATCTCTATCGTTGTTTTTCCATCCAGTGCCTGGTACTAAACGAGGTATTGAATCATAATACCACCATTCACCGTTTGCGTGCTGTGCAACCCATTTAGCCCATCCTTTAACGTGATCAGGCATTTTGCTTTTTAGATCGTTAGTTGGTGCTAGTGCTTCGTTTAGTGTGCTAGTAAGCCATTTTTTGACCTCAGCTTTAAACATCTCTTGACCTCCAGGAGTGTTTCTAACATCAGGAGCATTTAGGGATTTGTTGT